TAAACGGAATGTTTGAGCAGGTTTTTGGAGGTGAATAGAGATGGCAAATCAATTATCAACACAACAAGTTAAACGTGATATCACAACTGATCCAACTTTGCTGACAGGAGCTGATATTAAAAAATATTTTGATCCTCAGAACTTGCTTAGCGAAAAACAAGTAGGGCAAGCTCTGGCTTTGTGTAAGGGGCGCAACCTTAATCCATTTGCAAACGAAGTTTATATTGTGGCCTATAAAAATAATAGCGGCACAGATTTCAGTTTGATTGTATCTAAAGAGGCATTTATGAAACGTGCTGAACGTTGTGAAGGATATGATGGATTCGAGGCTGGCATTACTGTTATGAGAAATGGTGAGATGGTTGAAATTGAGGGCTCTCTAAAACTACCTGATGATGTTTTGATAGGTGGATGGGCCATTGTTTACCGCAAAGACCGCTCACATCGATACAAAGTTACTGTTGACTTTAACGAATATGTCAAACTTGACAAATATGGTAATCCACGAAGTACTTGGAAATCAATGCCAGGAACAATGATTAGAAAAACAGCACTTGTTCAGACACTTAGAGAGGCTTTTCCTGATGAACTCGGTAATATGTACACCGATATTGACGGTGGCGATACTTTTGATGCTATTAAAGATGTGACTCCTCAGGAAACACAGGAAGAAGTCAGAGCACGGAAGATGGCACAGATTGAGCAGTACAAGCAAGAACAGACTCAGAAACAAACTCAAAAAGCAGACACTAGCTATCCCGTTGATGAAGTGTCTGAACATACTGATGATCCAGTACAAGGAGAACTACTTGATGGAGAACTGGAGTATTAGGAGGAAACCATGCAAGAATTACAATTAAAAGTCACACAGGCACAAGTTGAAATTATTGATCGTGAAAAATTTGAACAAAACATCAACGAAGTTGTGGCAAAATACCAAAATTATGCAGTCACAGCTGGAACTATCAAAGATGACAAGCAAGTCCTAGCTGATCTACGCAAGCTCAAAAAACAGTTGTCTGATGAGCGTATCAAAGTAAAAAAGGAACTCTCAAAGCCTGCTGACGACATTGATGGATATATCAAACAGGCAAGCAAGCCACTAGATGACACGATTGACAAGATTGCAACTGATGTCAAAGAATTCGAAGACCATCAAAAAGCGCTGCGATTAGATACAGTAAAGAGCTACTTGTCTAATAAGGCATCCGAGTATATGCTTGACCCCCGTATTTTTGACGAAAAAGCTATGGAGTACACCAAAGCTGGCAATTTTATGGCGGACGGTGTAACCCTCAAAAAAGTCACCATGAAATCTCTTGAGGACTTGGTTACCTTTGAATATCAAAAGGAGCAAGAGGTCGAAAAAGCAAAAGCTACCGTCTCAGGACAATGTGCTGAGTATGGTATGACTGACCAACCTTACATCCGTATGCTAAAAGAGATGACGCTTGTAGAGGTGCTAGGTCAGATTAAAGCTGATTATCTCGCTGAAAAGCAAAAGCAGGAAATGCGAAAAGCCGAGGAGGAAAGAGAGCAACTTTTAGCAGCTCAGCAAACTAAAGAACAAGAACAGGCTCAGAAATCAGCAGAAATACCACAAATCGACAAGGAAACAGGCGAAATCTTGGATGGTTGGCAATTATCCCAAAACAACCAAGAAACGCTCACAGGAGCTGAAAACGAGTTTAAAAAGTACAATCAAAAAATGACACTTGAGGTGTACTTTGAAGATACGGCTGAAAAAGACCGTTTCAAGACCGGTCTAACTCAGCTAGGTTTTGATTTTAAAAAAAATTATCAAGTCAGCGGTTATCAAAATATAGAGCCTCTTACTCAAGCTGAATTGGCTCGGCGGTGCGGATGGTAAATAAAAAATAGTTTTTTAACAACCTATTGCAAAGTGAAGCTCAGCCTTTGCAGTATCAATATTTTCCGAGTGAGAAAGGAAAGTTGGAATATCGTCAAGTTAACAGGATTGATGATATAAAAAATTGCTACACTCGTCCTTGCCAATGCTCACACACAATTTTAGGGCGAGTGTGGATTTTAAAAGGTGAGAAATATGGAACAAATCAAAATTACAGAAACAGGAATGGTCGTTATAAGCGATAAAGCACTCAAAACTTTTGTGATTGCAGGACATTTATCGGAGAGGTGGGAATTTACCTCTAAATTTAAAAAATTAGATGAGCCATCACTTGATGAAAACGGAGATTTGTTTGAGCCTGTATACGAGTTGATGCTTGAAGCCAGGTCGAAGGGACAAATTAGCATAACATCATCATATTGTGGCAAAAATCACAAAAAAGACACAGACGAAATCATAAAAGTATTCTCGTTTATCGAAGATAACAAGAGAAATATTTTTGAAAACCTTGGTATTCGTGGGGTGCTTGAATGAGCAATCTAGTTTTATCGTTAGACATCTCAACATCTGGAACAGGGTGGGCCTTATTTAAAGGCTCAGACCTTATCCAGAGTGGTGTCTTAAAACATAAGAGTAAATCCTACTTTGAGCGCGGACGCTATATGGCTAGCCAATTAGGACTAATCCAGTCACGAGCATTAAAAAAATACGATTGCTATTTTAGTACAATCGCAGTCGAAAAAAATTCAGTTATGGAACCTAACCAGCAATCCATGCTTAAAATCGGTATTGTTACAGGAATTATCTTAGGAAGATTAATAGCTGATAACGTCGCCTTTATAAATGTATCAACGTGGCGTAAGCACTGGAAGTTTAGCTACAAAGACCGCTCTAAAAAAGCGATGAAAGCACAATCGAAAGAAAAAGCTCTCGAATATTGCGGAAAAACAGTAAAAGATGATGAAGCGGATGCTATTTTGATTGGCTCATACTATGTCAATCAAGGCTATCTTGATGAATTGGAGACACATGACTACTACTAAAAAACACGTTGTGAGAGTTTACAACAAAGGTATTACAGCGACTTACGCGATCTATGACAAAAAGCTGTTTAAGGAGCACGAGTTCGCAACCAAAAACGAAGCGATGCGGTTTATTAGACAGCTAGAGTTAGCTAATGATAAGCGAGCGACAGAATATTATTTGAGAGAGGTAGAGAAATGATACCAAATTTTAGAGGGTTTAACAAAAAAACTAAAAAAATGTATAGCATTGATGGCTTTAAATCAAGTGAACGCAAAATATACAGATGCAGCTTAGCAGATGATGAGTTTCGCTCTGGTCGCTTAGAGACATTCCATTTTGTAGAGGATAATCTTGTGGAAAAGTGCAACAGACCACCTGAACGATTTTATCGACAAAAACAAGTACGCAAAAGTGACAGGCGACTTATGGCAAGGCAGTGATCAAGTCATTGCTGAGCAGTGTTTTTTAAAAGTATTAGAGGAGATGCAAAAATGAATATAGAAGAAGCGAAAGAATTAGTAGATAATTCAAAATTTTATGGAAAGACTAGCAGTGTTATAAAAGCCGAGGTTCGCGACATTATAGACCAGTTAAACCAACCAAAACCAGAAGTACCGCAGTGTGTGGCGGATTGGATAGAAGAGTGCAAAGAAGAAGATTTAACTTTAAAAGGCTTGTTTTCTAACAGCGATATGCCTGCAAAAATTTTTGATTGGATTTTTGGTAGTGACGAAAATTGTAGGTTAATGGCTGAAGCATGGATTAACGGCTACACAGTAGAAAAAGAAAAGCTCTACACTGTCGACTTACCAAACGGTCAACCTTTAGTGCGCGGCATAAACACTTTGTATTTTAGTCAAAATCTAGCAACCGAAAATGTAAAACTCACCGAATCCGAAATCCGCAAAGATTTTGAATGGGCGTGGCAGTTTGCTGAAGAGGTGACTGAATGACTGAAGAGTTAGGAGTGTTATATAGCGAAAAATGGCATAAGTATTATTTATATAAAACTTGCAGGTATATATCTTATGTTGATAATCCACATCAGGCTACTAAATGCACCCGCAAACAAGTAGAACAGTTTCCACAGTTTAAATGGGTATCGCTGACAAAATTATAACCCCACGCAAGCGCTCAAGAGCCTGCGATGGCTCTGTGGGGGTGGACCGAAATTAAAAAATAGAAACGAGAACCTCCTTACACCAAAACAAATCTAAAGCGGGTTATCGGTCATCCGTGATTATCCAAGGCGTCGCTAATGCTTTAACACGACATCGTGCGCCTGTGTCAAAAAACAAAGGAAAGAGAGGACTTTTCTCCACAAAACAAAAAGACGTCCATACGGAACGCCCCCTTGGTTAAATTTAAGCTTAAATAAATTATACCACATTGGGGGGCTTTCATGACGTTTTTTCCTGAGATTGATATCCAAAAAACAAAATCCAACGCCAAGCGTAAATTGAGAGAGTATCCACGCTGGCGGAGGATAGCTAATGATGTAGATACTCAAAAAGTTACAGCTACTTACTCCTTTGAGCCAAGACAACCGCATGGAACGCCAAGCAAGCCTGTTGAGAGACTAGCGCTCAACCGTGTGTCGGCAGAACAGGAGCTGGATACGATTGAGAGAGCAGTCAACGGGATATTTGATCCAGAGTATAGATTGATACTGATTGACAAGTATTTGCTCACATATCCAAAGACTGATTGTGACATTTATACAAAACTTGGTTATGAAAAAAGCCAGTATTACAACATGCTAGATAATGCTTTGTTGTCGTTCTCAGAGCTATATAAAGAGGGAATGTTGCTTGTCGAAAAATTGGAAAAAAGCTGGAATTAATATGGAATAATTATGTACTTTATATATAATTATTCATGTTATTATAGTACTATCAAAATAACAAGAAGAGATAACCTTTTAATCAATTGGCTATTTATTTAGTCGCCAACTTTAACTACAATCAAACTTGTTATTTTGTAGCCTGATGGCGGTACAGCGAGTTGAGACGACAACTGGGTATGCAGGTTCGATTCCGACTGTTCCTGTTGCATTTAATGCAAACTCCATATTTTTATTAAAAAGCCTATTATACCTATTGTGTAAGGGCTTTTTTAATAGTATTATTAAAGTGATAAAAAATATGGAGATAAAATATGGAAAACAAACCCGCAAAAGCAAGTTTCTTTAAATTAAGTTCTTCTAAAGAATCTAATTTAAAATTGTTTATCGAAAAGATGGAGGAAATGTTTGATAATTTTAGAAAAAAACAATATAGTAACATTCCAACATTAGAGATAAATGATCTTATGTATTATATAAATGCAATGCAGAAGGTAACAAGTGAAGAAGAATTAAATGGAACGAATCTATTTTATTGGTTAGTCACCATTTCACGGGTGGACACAGAATCTCCAATTATTCTTGCGAATCTTGAAAAAAATATTGATGTAAGAAAAAGGGAAATTGAACATGGGGATAATGAGGGCCTTGTGGTTGATACAAGATTATTATTTGATCCATTTAGACAAATTTTAGTTGTTTATAATCAAAGAGGTACAATTAATAATTACGACTTAAGAAGGTTTTTTTGTCAAATAATTGGAGTTAGAGGATTGAAGTTTGATATTATATTAAACAGTGATGCTTTCAAAAGGGTTGGTAAGCTTGACGTTGTAAATTCAATTAGTTATACTGTTGCAAGCCCAACAAACTTTAAGGAGTTTCGAGATGATACTCAAAGTGAAAATGCCGATTTAAAGTTTGCAAATTCTATGCTAGGAGAGTCAATGCAGGTTGTTATAAAGTCAAACCATCTTTCTAAAAAAAATATATTTGATAAATTTTCAGATATGTTAGTTAATGACTCAGTTAATGTAAAAAATGCTAAAGTTGAAGGTTTTACCGATGGTCATCCGGAATTAATAGACTTAATAAAAAATAAATTGGAATATAAGGGAACTATTTTTTATGAAAATACTTTAGACGATGAGGCTGTTTATGCATTTCTGAATACCGCGTATAGCTTTCATTTTAGTCATTTAAAAAGAATGTTTACTATAACTTTATAACTTATATTGAGGTATGCGATGAAAAAAGGAAGGTTTAAAAGAAACTGGCCGATTATACTATTTGGTATAATAGTTTTTATATTTAGTTTTTATTTTAAAATTTCTCCAAAAAGTTTAAAAAATTTTACTGATATAATGTCGGCATCTCTATCATTTTCAGCAATTGTAACCGCAATATTCTTTGCTAGTTTTTCATTGATACCAACTTCCGGTTCTAATAAATTAGTAGTGATGATGGAAGATTTAGGGACAGAGATAAAAATAATGGACCGCCTATTAGTTGCTACTTTTTTATCTTTCATTAGTTCTTTATTATCTTTTATTTCTCTATTCTTTAGTAAGACTGATACTGATTTAATTTCAATTTTAGTAGTTTCAAGTTGGTTGAGCTCAACAGTAATGATGTTCCTAAGTTCGTTCTTTGTGCTAAGAACATTAATTTTGTTAGTTGAAACTTATAATAATTTCAAAAATAAATAGGTCATCACATTGTGGTGGCTTTTTATTATGGATTGGAGGTGGTGGAAAATCGCATACGAGGAATTAACCGAAAAA